GGTTAAACTAAGGGATCGTTTAGAGCGTGGAGTTTTGCACGGTCGAGGAGATAACAGATAATGTATAAACTAAACGATAGATTTGGTATTGAAGCAGACGCTAATCAATGGGTGCTAGTAGAAATACAAGCATCTAATAAGCGTAGTTACTATACTACATTAAATAATCTTTGTAGGTCTATCATTGATGCAGAATCAAAAAGAGCTTTAGAATCATTACCTAAAGACAGAGTAGAAAACAAATCTAACTTAGATGCGTGTGTTACTATGATGGAAGGTATTGTTAAAAGACTAGAGACATATCTGGAGAATAAAATCTAATGAAAGAAAATGGTGTGCTTCAGAATCACGGTGCTTGTAGTAACTGTGGTTCTAAAGACAACAAAGCAACATATAAGCATAATGACGGGAGTTATAGTGCTTATTGCTTTGGTTGTGGAGACTATAAGCTAGAAAATAGCGATAGTCAATTTAATAATAATAATAAGGAGTATAAACAGATGGACAACTTAGAAACAGTGTCTGATGTAAAAGACTTTCCTGTAAGAGGTTTTAAGGAAAGAGGTATTACAAAAGAAGTTGCTAATAAGTACGGTGTTAAGATAGGTTATGATGAGACTGATGGTCAGACTATTAAGTATCATTATTATCCTACTACCCGTAATGGTAAGACTGTAGGTTATTCACGTAGAGAAGTTTCTAATAAGAAGTTTATTGCTATAGGTGATGTAAAGAATGATGTAGAATTATTCGGTCAATCTTTATTTCAGACAGGTGGTTTAAGACTTGTTATAACTGAAGGCGAGTTAGATGCTTTGTCTGTACAACAGATGAACGCTAACAAGAATAAAGAGTATGCAGTAGTATCTGTAACCAACGGTGTAGGTGGTGCTTTAAAACAAATCTGTGCTAACCTAGATTACATTAACACGTTCGATGAAGTAGTATTTTGTTTCGATGCTGATGATGTAGGAAAGAAGAGTGCAGAAGAATGTGCTAAAGTAGTTAGGACAGGTAAAGCAAAGATTGCTCAGCTAGGTAGATACGGTAAAGATGCTAGTGACTATCTTGTAGGTAATCACTTAAGAGAACTTGAAGATGCTTTATGGAGAGCAGAAACATATAGTCCAGCAGGTATTATTAACTCCGCTTCTACATGGGAAGAGTTTTCTAAGGATATGAGAGAAGATAGTGTACCTTATCCTGATTGTTTCTGTGGTGTAAATAGCTTTACATACGGCAGACGAACAGGTGAGTTAACAATCTTCACTGCAGGTACTGGTACAGGTAAGTCAACCTTTGTTAAAGAAGATATATACCACTTACTTACTACTACAGACCATCAAATAGGTATTGTATCGTTAGAAGAATCTGTTAAAGAAACTCTTGACGGCATTATCGGTATTCATCTTAATAAGAGAATTAACTTACCTGATACTAAGTTTGATAGGAAAGGTGATGAGGGTAGAAAAGCTTGGGAAGCTACTGCTGGTACAGGTAGATTTACATTGCTAGACCACCAAGGTTCTTTATCAGATGATAGCTTAATGCATAAGATAGAATATCTAGCTGCGATAGGTTGTAAGTTTATTTACCTAGATCATATTACAATAGCTGTAAGCGAGATTGACGGTGATGTAAACAAAGCAATGGATAAGACTATGTCTGACTTACTTAAACTTTGTAAGAAGTTTGATGTATGGGTCGGTGTAGTATCTCATCTAAGAAAGACTGGTATAGGTTCTATATCATATGAACAAGGTGCTGAAGTCACTGAAGATAGTTTGAAAGGCTCAGGTTCTCTGAAACAAATAGCGTTTCAAATTATTGCTTTCTCTAGAAACAAGTATGCAGATAATGCTGAAGAGAGAAATCAAGTGAAAGTCAATGTACTTAAGAATAGATTTACTGGTAGAACAGGTTATGCTGGTTCTGCTAAGTTTAACGAATCTACTGGTAGATTAGTCTCAGTAAAGAAATATGAGTTTAATATTGCTGATGCTGAAGAAGAAGAGTATGATGATGTAGTACCGTTTTAATAATAATAATAATAAGGAGTAATATATGAATTATGTATTCGACATTGAAGCTGATGGATTGCTTAATGATGCTACTAAAGTATGGTGTATAGTGCTTTATAACTTAGATACTAAGGAAAGAGTAACTTACACTGATGAAGTAGAAGGTTATCAATCTATCGCAACAGCTTTATATGAGATGTCTAAAGCTGATTCATTAATAGGTCATAACATTTACGCTTATGATTTACCTTTATTAAATAAGTTATATAGGTTTGAGTACAATAAGAAAGTAACTGATACTTTATTGTTGTCTCAGCTTCTTAACTTTAGTAGAGGTGGTCATGGACTTGCTCAATGGGGTGAACGATTAGGATTAGCTAAACCGTCTCAAGAGCAATGGTCTTTCTTTGAAGAAAGAATGTTACATAGATGTGAACAAGATGTTGAAATCAATGTAAGAGTTCTTTTAGAATTAAGAAAGGAATTTAAACTAGCTAAGATACCAGGCAAAGTAATTACTACTGAATTTGAAGTAGCAAGAATCAGTGCTGAACAAGTTAAGAATGGCTGGTTAGTAGATGTTGACTTAGCTGAAAGTTATTTTCAAGACTTAACAGATAAGATAAATGACTTAGCTAATAAGATATCACCACAACTACCACCTAATATTAAACGATTAGACTCAATAGATAAATTTGTTACACCGAAGTACACTAAGAAAGGTGACCTACATGCTCACATACTTAAATACTTTGATGGTGCTAACTACTTTAACTATATGTCTGAAGATATATTTAAGTTAAGAGTTAATGGTGACTATTGTAGAGTTAAAGTTACACCAATCGAAATGACTCAACACGCTCTTATTAAAGACTTCTTAATGAGAGAAGGTTGGCAACCTACTGAATGGAATATGAAAGTAGATGAGAACGGTAATAACAAACGCTCTTCACCTAAACTAACTGAAGATAGTTTTGATACTATTAAAGGTGACTTAGGTAAAGACATAGCTTTACATATGATTTATAGTCATAGAAGAAATATGTTAAGGTCAGTTAAGAATGATAATACTGGTTGGTTAAACACTATTAGAAAAGATAACAGACTTGAATGTATACCAATGACTTTAGGCGCAGCTACTGGTCGTATGAGACATCGTAACTTAGTCAATGTACCAAGTGACCACGCTGTATATGGTAAAGAGTTAAGAAGTATCTTTGTAGCACCTAAGGGTAAAGTGTTAGTAGGTTGTGACTTAGCATCAGCTCAGTTAAGACTATTAGCAGCAGCTATGGGTGACCCTGATTATAACAATACTGTTATTGAAGGCAAAGAAGAAGAAGGTACAGACATACACTCTGTAAACGCAAAGATTGCTGGTCTGTTAGATGAAGACGGTAAACCAAATAGAAAGAAAGCAAAGACATTTATCTATGGTTTCTTATTTGGTGCTGGAGATGCTAAGACTGCTAGTGATTTGGGTATCACAACTAAAGAAGCAAAAGAACTTAAGTCTAAGTTTCTTAAAGGACTACCTGCATTAAGTAATACTAAGAATAAACTTGATTCTCAATTCGAAAGAAGTAACAATCAATATATTATTGCTCAAGATGGTAGAAAGATACTATGCAACAGTAAACATAAACTATTAAACTATTTACTTCAAGGTAATGAGGCAATACTAACTAAGAACTGGATGGTAATCTCTGATAGAAAGATTAGAGATGCAAACATCGATTGTAAGTTATTAGCTGTAATGCACGATGAACAGAACTTTGAATGCGATCCAAGTAGAGCTGGTGAACTAGCTAAGATACTAGAAGAATCAGCTACTGAAGCAGGTGAAGAATTAGGTTTTGCCTGTAGAATGGATGGCAACGCTAAAATAGGTAATAGTTGGTTAGATATTCACTAGGAGATATTATGAAGAAAGTATACACTGAAGATGAACTACCACAAGGTAGTGATGAGTGGTTAGAAATCAGAAAGAAATATGGTACTGCGTCTGAAGCTGCAGCAGCATGTGAAGTTAGTCCGTGGAACCCTAAGAACAGATATGAACTATATCAGTTAAAGAAAGGTAACATGCAAATAGATATGACATTTGCTATGGCTCATGGACATAAATATGAAGATGAGGCTAGACAGTTTATCCAGGATAAATTAAATAAAGTCTTTGAACCATTATGTATTACTAATAAGATACAAGGTCTACCGTTAATGGCA